TGGGACTTTCAAGAAAACATGGTTCGCACATTTCATGACAATCGTTTTTGCATTGCAAAAATGCCACGACAGGTTGGTAAGACAACAACAACTGTTGGCTATATGCTTTGGTCAACATTGTTTAATGAAGATTATGTTATTGGTATTCTTGCAAACAAACTTCAACTTGCACAAGATATTCTAGGTAAGATTCAAAAAGCTTATGAGTATCTTCCATCTTGGTTGCAACAAGGTATCATCAACTGGAACAAACGTTCAATTGAATTAGAGAATGGCTCAAAGATTTTTGCGTATGCAACATCTTCAGCAGGTGTTCGTGGTGGTACATACAATCTCATTTTTCTTGATGAGTTTGCGTTCGTTCCACACAACATGGCAGTTGACTTCTTTACTTCTACTTATCCTGTTATTTCATCTGGTAAAACATCTAAAGTAATTATTGTTTCTACTCCAAATGGTCTAAATCTGTTCTATAAAATGTGGACAGATGCTATTGAGAATCGCTCCACATACAAAACGCTTGAAGTTCACTGGTCGCAAGTTCCTGGTCGTGATGAAAAGTGGAGAGAAGAAACGATCCGAAACACGTCGGAAGAACAGTTCCGACAAGAGTTTGAATGTGTTGACGGAGACACTATTATAGAAATATATGATAAAGAAACCAAAGAAGAGTATAGGGTTAGAATAAAAGACTTTTATGATGATTTAGTTTGAGACACAATTTATTGGTTTTATAAATACGGTAGAAGGAGAACTGTATGAAAAGAAACTATCGGAAATTGTGGATTGAACAATATGGAGAAATACCAAAAGATGCTGATGGACGTTCATATGAAATCCATCATAAAGATGGAAATAGGTCCAATAATTCAATAGATAATTTGATGTGTATCAGTATACAAGAACATTATGATATTCATTACACACAAAGAGATTATGGTGCGTGTGTAATGATAGCAAAAAGAATGCAAATGCCACCCGATTATTTGTCTGAAATACAAAGGGGCAAAAAACGACCTGGGATAGGTGGTGTAAAAAAAGGAACTGTGCCTTGGAACAAAGGTATTTCTGGTTATAAATTGAACTTTTCTGAAGAGGGAATAAAAAATAAACTCACATCAGCAAAAAAGAACAACAGGATAAAAGATTGTGATGCAGAAAAAATTAGAGTTGATTTTACTAGTCAAGTTGATGTAGAAGATAATAGAATAGGTAAAGTTCAACAAAACGGCAGATTGTTTTCATATGAAAGGGCGTTTTGCTTGAAATATGCAAAAGAATATAATGTGTCAGATCAATACATTTATAGAATTATAAAAAACAAAGCAAAAAATGTTCAAAGCGAATGATAGGTATTTAATCAAAACTCCTACAGGATATGAGAGTTTTGCTGGCATTCAAAAAAAGATTGTTCCGGACTTATACACTTTTACATTTAGTGATGGAAATCATGTAAAATGTTCTGGTAGACATCAATTTCTTACAAACGTAGGCTTTCTAAAAGCAGAACAAATTACACTTGACTTGTCTATTTCGGGCAAAGTCATACAAAAAATAGACAAAGAAGTTGGCACTTTTGAAGTTTACGATCCAGTCGGCGTTGAAAATCATTCCACATATTTTTCAAATGATGTAGTTTCACATAATACCGAGTTCATCGGTTCAGCAGCGACACTTATTTCTGGTGCTAAACTTCGTTCTCTGGCGTTTCATGATCCAATCCGAATTGAAGATGACGGTAATTTATCAATATATGAAGATCCAAAACCAGGAAGAATATATATTGCGACTGTAGACTGTTCTGAGGGTGTAAGTTTAGATTACCATACGATCAATATTATTGATGCTACTGAAGCGCCTTACAGACAAGTTGCGCTGTATAGAAACAATAAACTGCCTCTTTTGTTTTTGCCTACTGTTATATACGCTCTAGCAAATAGGTATAATGAAGCTTTTGTTTTGATAGAAACCAATAACATAGGTCAACAAGTTGTGGACATTCTACACTATGATCTTGAATATGGAAATATCTACAGAATTGAGCATCATCATATCAAAGGACAAAGCATTTCTGCTGGATTCAAGCGATCTGTTTCGTTCGGTATTAAGACTACTAAATCAGTCAAGAAAATTGGTTGTGCCAATCTAAAGACGCTGATTGAAAATGATAAGTTAATTATCAACGATTTTAATACAATTGCCGAATTAAATACTTTTGTACGAAATAAAGATACGTATAAAGCTGAAGAAGGTAACAATGACGATATTGTCATGGGATTAGTTACTTATGCTTGGTTAACTGCTCAAACTTTCTTCAAAGACGAAACTCGGATTGACATCCGTAAAATCATGCTGGACGAACAAAATCTGCTCGGAGAAGAAAGTATGTTACCATTTGGATTTATTGAGGATGGACTGGCAAGAGAAGCAGAGATTGCTGATGGAGACATGTGGGAACCACCGCCAGGCTATTTATCATCAAGTTTCTAAAAAACTAAATACAAGAATAAAGAAAATTGACTCAAACAATAAAGGAGAAATCCAATGGCATTTCAATTATCACCTGGAGTAAATGTATCAGAGATTGATCTGACTACAGTTATTCCTTCAGTAGGCACTTCTACAGGTGCTTTTGTAGGACCTTTTGCTTGGGGACCATGCGGTGAAGCTACAACTGTTTCCGATGAAGTTCGTTTAGTATCTTCTTTCGGTAAACCAGATAATACAAATTATGAATACTGGTTCTCTGCTGCAAACTTTCTTGCATATGGAAATAATCTAAAAGTCGTTCGTGCTTTTAACACAACATCAACATTAAATGCAACAGCTAATGGAGCAGGGCTTCTAATCAGAAATGAAAGCGATTACGAAGAAAATCACGTAAGTTACTCAGCAAACTCTTATAATGGTTTTGCTGCACGATGGGCAGGTGCTTTAGGCAACTCACTCAGTGTTTCTATGGCAGACGCCAACTCATATAGCACATGGGCATATAAAACACAATTCACATCGGCTCCATCTACATCGTCATACGTGGCAAATAAAGGTGGTTCAAACGACGAACTTCACGTTATTGTTGTTGACCAAGACGGCTTGTTCACAGGGACACAAGGAACAGTTCTGGAAAAATATGCTTTTGTTTCAAAAGCTTCTGATGCAAGAGATGATTCCGGTAATTCAAATTACTATAAAAACTCTATTGAAAATCAATCACAGTACATTTGGTGGTTGTCACATCCAACACAAAACACTGGCGCTGGAACAGCATGGGGTTCAACAGCAAACGTATCAGCATTTGCAAACACAACTGGTAATGTAACATTCTCATTATCTGGTGGTGCAGATGGTACTGTAGGTACATCACAAGTTACTACTGGTTGGGATCAATTCAAAAATGCAGAATCAGTAGATATTTCGTTATGTGTAACTGGCACAGGTAACTCTACAATTGCAGGATATGTTATTGATAATATTGCAGCGACACGTAAAGATTGCGTTGCATTTGTTTCTCCAACAAAAGCAAGCGTTGTTGACAATGCAGGACAAGAAGTCGCAGATATCACTACTTTCCGTAATTCACTTACATCGTCTTCATATGCTGTGTTGGATTCTGGTTACAAATATCAATACGACAAATACAGCGATGTTTATCGTTGGATTCCACTGAATGGTGATATTGCCGGTCTATGCGTAAGAACAGATCAAGAGCGTGATCCATGGTTCTCACCAGGTGGTCTAAATCGTGGCGTTATCAAGAATGTTGTAAAACTTGCTTGGAATCCAACAAAAACAAATCGTGATGACTTGTACTCTGTTGGTGTAAATCCTGTTGTTTCTTTCCCAGGAGAAGGTACAGTTCTATTTGGCGATAAAACATTACTGAGCAAGCCAAGTGCATTTGATCGTATTAACGTTCGTCGTTTGTTTATTGTTCTTGAAAAAGCAATTTCACGTGCAGCACGTTTCTCGTTGTTTGAATTTAATGATCAATTCACACGCGCACAGTTTGTTGCTCTAGTTGAGCCATTCTTACGTGACGTTCAAGGTCGTCGTGGTATCACTGACTACCGTGTTGTGTGTGATGAAACAAATAACACAGGAGAAGTTATTGATCGTAATGAGTTTATCGGTGACATTTATATTAAACCAGCACGTTCTATCAACTTCATTCAATTGAACTTCGTAGCAGTCCGTACGGGCGTATCTTTCAATGAAGTCGTAGGTGCGGCATAAATAAGAGAGAAACAGGAGAAAATAAATGGCATTTAACGTAAATCAATTCCGCTCTCAGCTTCAAAGTGACGGCGCACGTCCGAATCTATTTGAAGTGAGTTTGCCGTTTCCTACATTCTCGGTGCCAGGAAACGCACAAACAAAAATGACCTTCATGTGTAAGACAGCACAACTTCCAGGTTCAACTCTGGGCGTTGTGCCAGTTCAATACTTTGGTCGTGAATTAAAGTTTGTGGGCAATCGTACTTTTGCAGACTGGACAGTAACAATAATTAACGATGAAGACTTTGCTGTTCGTAATGCGTTTGAGCGTTGGATGAACGGTATCAATAGTCATAATCTAAACGTTCGTAATCCAATTGCGGGAACACCACTCGGATACAGTGTTGATGGTCAAGTTACACAGTTTGGAAAAGCCGGAAACACAATTAAAAAATATAACTTTGTTGGTATGTTCCCAACAGATATTACTCCAATTGATGTTGATTGGGGTTCAAATGATACCATTGAAGAATTTTCTGTAACCCTGACGTATCAGTTCTGGGAAGCAGTAGCAGACGGTGTGGTTTAAGAGTAGGGGGAACAACCCCTACTCTTTATTATAGAATGAAAGGAAAATTCTAGTGGCAATTAAGCTGTTTGGCTTTACTTTAGGTACGAAAGATGTTGTTCAGAAAGAAAAACCTGAGCAACAATCTTTCGTTCTTCCTTCCTCTGCACAACTAGATGACGGCGCTGTTACCATTACGCAGAATGCGTACTATGGTACATACGTTGATTTAGAAGGTTCAGTCCGTAATGAGATTGAACTTATCACTCGTTATCGTGAGATGTCTAATCATCCAGAATGTCAGATGGCAATTGATGAAATTGTCAACGAAGCCATCACACATGATGATCGTGGCAAAGTAGTTGATCTTGTTTTAGATAATCTGAAACAACCAGAATCAATCAAGAAAAAAATTATTGAAGAATTTGAAAACATTCAGAAGATGTTGAACTTCAATAATCTAGCAGATGACTTATTC